CCCCACGCAATACGCAGGGCGCTACGGAACGCTTTCGGTGTCTACATTGACCGATGGAACCCGCCGAAGAGAGGTCAATACGCAGCCGTTTATGTTTGCGTTGATGTTCCTGCAAACACACCAAAACCAAGGAGTAAGAAATGAAAACGGAAGAACATGCCATTGCTGACGCAGAGGTAGAGAACCAAAAATTGAAGGCGCGTATTACCGACCTTGAACGAGCGACGACCTCGGCCAAGGACATGGTGGATGCGCTTAACGGGTTGAGCGATTACGAAACGTGGAACCATTTGTTGTCCAAACTTGAGAGAGACTTGGCCCGACTATGACCACTGGAATTGAAGAACTCAAACTTGAGAAGAAACGTAAAGGGCGGGGGCTTGGTAGGAAACCCGCTTTGTACGGCACGAGCTTGCGACTGCCAAAGAATGTGCTTGACTTTTTTGAGGCACATTACCCGCATTCCAAGCAAGTGAAGATGCGTGAAATCCTTACCGCGTACGTGAATAGTCAAACCAATGGAGAACCCAATGACTAAAAAGAAACCAACCAAATCGCAAAACATCCGCGACTATGTTATTAACAACCCCAAGGCTACGGTATCTGAAGTTGCCAAAGCACTTGACATGAAGTATCAAACTGTCTACATGGCCAAACGCGCAATGGAGAAGAAGTTGGGAACGCTTTGGTCGCCTCCTAAACTTTTGCCCATGCCCATGCCCATCACCATGCACGAGCCTAAAGCCGACCCCGTAAATCATCCTGCCCATTACAAGGTAGGTGGAATTGAAACGATTGATTTCATTGAAGCCAAGAAGCTGAGCTACAACATGGGTAACGCCGTGAAGTACATCACCCGCGCCGACCACAAAGGCAACCGCAAGCAAGACCTTGAAAAAGCTCTGTGGTATATCCAGCGAGAGCTGACCCACACCTCCTAACATTTGTTAGGGAAAATACTAAGCCGCCTTCGGGCGGCTTTTTTGCGTTTGGGGGTTGACAAAGTAAAGAGGTGTGGTATTCTACGAGTCCTGAAAACAAATTGGAGTTAATGATGACACCTAGAATGGAACACGCACTTTCACTTGCAGACAAGTGCTGGGGGAAAGCATACGCAGCCGCCCCCGAGTTCGTAGAGCGATACTTAGAGTTGGCCGAGCAGTTGCTTGCAACCAAACAATTAGTCACTGGGGATGAGTTTCGCGGGTACTGCCGAAACAACCTTTTGTTTCTTCCACCTAACCTGCACCCCAACACTTGGGTATCCGGTGTTCGCGCCTTGCATAAGGGTCTGGGTTGGATTACACCGACTGGCAAAGTTGAGCCCGTAAAAATGCACAACCATATGCCAACTGTAACTTTGTGGAGGAGCATGATTTATGGCAAACACTCCTGAAGCCAAGGTCAAGGCCAAGATCAAGACTATCTTGAAAGAGCACAACGTCTACTACGCCATGCCGATTGGCAGTGGTTACGGTAATGCTGGTGTGCCCGATTTCCTATGCTGTGTTAACGGCTACTTTGTGGCGGTCGAGGCCAAGGCAGGTAAGGGCACGACCACCGCGTTGCAAGCTAAGAATCTGCGCTTGATCGAAACGGCAGGGGGCATCGCGCTGGTTATCAATGAAAACAACATCGGCGCACTTGACGCAAAGATTAAACTTTTAAAGGGGCAACTCCCCGTAAGTTCTTTGCCTTGGGAGACAACATGATGGCAATCTCTCGCGCTCAAATCCTCAACGAGCTACTGCCCGGACTAGAAAAATTGTTTGGGGCTGTGTACGAAAAACGCCGCACGGAGTATGTCATGCGTCAAAGGTACGGCAAGTACAGCATCTACCGCTGGGACTACAACAGTGGCAAACGCAATAGCACTACGCTTGCCACCGGGCTCGACAAAGAAGCCGCCGATGGGATGATGAAACTTTTAAAGGAACCAACATGATCACCAGATACCTGATTCGCTTTTGCGCACAGGAAGTGCGCATCATGATCGCTCGGCTACACGAGCGGCCCGATGACTTTGACTACGGCACTAGGTGGAGGGACTTGGCAGAAATGCGGCAAGGCTTTACTTGGGCCGAGCGCATGGTGCTGGACAAAGAGTGGGCCAAGTTCAAGAAGACCCAAAAGCGCCGCGAACTGTTGGGTCTTATCACCAAGGAAGTGTTGGACCCGACCCCGAAAGACCGATGGGGTACCTTTAGCCACAGCAACTTTACGCAAGCCCTGCAAAACCACAGCCTCGCCCAGCTAGCAATGCACGGGTACACCGACCCACGAGCACTTTACCAAGGAAACAACAATGTCTAATTTTTCAACCGGTGTCGATACCGTCCTCAAGCGCATGGAGACCAACCCCGAGGAGTTCTTTAACGATGCGCAGAAGTGGCACTTTATTTTCAAAGAGAAGTTCCGCGAGGTGTTGTCCGAGCCCGAGAAGGGCGCACTGCACGAGGCGCTGAAAGCTGTACGCCGCAAAGAGTTTGATTACAGCGTAGTGCAGACCCTGTTTACGGAGGAGATGCAGGGTCAAATGAAGGGGTACGCTCAAGGGGTTATCACTGCGAGCCCATACGATAGTCGCGTCTCAGCAATTTCCAACCAAGTACAAGCCAAAGAATCGGGGTACAGCTTCAAATGAACATCATCACGATTGACTTTGAATCTGCGTACGGCGGTGACCTTGGGTTCAAGACTCAGACTACTGAGGAATATGTACGAGACCCACGCTTTGAGGTGATTGGTGTGGCGGTGCAAATCAATGACGGTGAGCCCGAGTGGTTCAGTGGTTCAATGACCGACACCGCCGTGTTCCTTAATCAGTTTGATTGGGCCAACTCCCTTGTGCTGGCGCACAACGCGGTGTTCGATGGGTTTATTCTGTCTGAACACTTCGGCATTAAGCCAAAGGGCTGGTTGGATACGTTAAGCATGGGGCGGGCGCTTCATGGTACGAACGTAGGCGGCAGTCTTGCGGTGTTAGCCGAGCACTACGGCATCGGTAAAAAGGGTACGCAGGTTAAGCAGTACATCAACTACTTCCGCAGTACCTTTACCGCCGAGGAGCTGGCTGACTACGGTTCGTACTGCCGCAATGACGTGACGCTGACGTGGGACTTGTTTGGCCACATGAGCCAAGGGTTTCCCAAGACTGAGTTGCGTTTGATTGACCTGACCGTTCGGATGTTCACCAACCCTGTGTTGCGACTGGACGCGGAGATGCTTCGCACTCACTTGCTGGCCGAACAGCAACGCAAGGCTGAGTTGCTGGAGAACTTCGACAAGGACACGTTGATGAGCAATCCTCAGTTTGCCGACCTGCTCCGTGATCTAGGTGTTGAGCCACCAATGAAGAAGAGCCCCGCCACGGGCAAGCTGACGTATGCGTTTGCCAAGACGGACGAGGAGTTCAAAGACTTACTTGAGCACCCGTTACTTGCGGTGCAAACTTTGGTTGCCGCTCGACTGGGTACAAAGTCCACGATCGAGGAGAGCCGAACCGAACGGTTTATTGGGATTGCTAAGCGCGGACCTATGCCAGTTCCCTTGCGTTACTACGCAGCCCACACTGGACGCTGGGGTGGTGACGACAAACTGAACCTGCAAAACTTGCCAAGAAATTCTGCGCTGAAGCATTCTATTTTGGCCCCTACTGGGTACATGATGATTGACTCGGACTCATCGCAAATTGAAGCACGTACGCTGGCATGGCTTGCAGAACAAGATGATTTGGTAGAAGCATTTGATAAGGGCGAAGATGTTTACAAAATTATGGCGTCGGCCATTTACAGAAAACCAATGGCTGAAATCACGAAGGATGAAAGGTTCGTCGGAAAGACTACGATTCTTGGTGCGGGCTACGGCATGGGGTCGGCGAAGTTTCAAGTCCAACTTAAAAATTTTGGTGTTGAAGTTACGACTGAAGAAGCTAAGCGGATCATCGATACGTACCGAAATTCTTACCCGAAAATTGTTAAATTATGGCGCTCGGCGGGTACGGCGCTCGAAGCAATAATTGGCGACCAATACACCGAGTTTGGACGCGGGGGGCTTTTGAAACTTGAGGGTAAAGCTGGCGTCCTGTTGCCAAACGGCCTGTACTTGCGTTACCCTAACTTGCGTTTGGCTACCAACGAGGAGAATGGCAAGCCCGAGTACGTGTACGACACCAAGAAGGGTAAAGCTACAATCCCCAACCGCATCTACGGCGGCAAGGTAGTTGAAAACGTGTGCCAAGCCCTTGCACGGATTGTGATCGGCGATCAGATGTTGTTGGTTGCAAAGAAGTACCAAGTGGTTATGACGGTGCATGACGCGATTGCTTGCATCGTGCCCGAAGCTGAAGTTGAACGCGCTACCGAGTACGTTGAGTTGTGTATGCGTATACGGCCACAGTGGGGGCCTGAACTCCCGCTTAATTGTGAATCTGGGTCGGGCGCGAGCTACGGCGATTGCTAAGGAGCATAAGATGAAGTACCCCCGTAAATTACGTGAGCAATTAAAAGCATACGAAGCGCATGGGTTCCATGCAGTGCTAGTGGAGCCCCGTGCAGGGTCACACTTTAAAGTGATATTTGCCGAGTTTAATCAGCCACAAATTGTAGCGGCGAATCTTGGTTGTCCACGAGCCTTGCTAAACAATTTATCCCGGTTTAAAAAGCTGGTAGGAGAAAATAAATGAGCATCGTCTGGTCATTCAGTAGCCTTAAGACATTCCAACAATGCCCAAAGAAGTACTACCACACCAAAATTGCCAAGGACATTGTTGAGCCTGATACAACAGCTACGCTATACGGTAAATCAGCCCATACCGTTGCGGAAGAATATATTCGCGATGACAAACCAGTTCCCCCTCAGTTTGCGTACATGCAAGAGACGTTGGACAACCTTAAATCAATCCCCGGGGAAAAGTTATGCGAAGTAAAACTTGGACTGACCAAGAACTTGAAAACTTGCGATTTCAATGCACCGAATGTGTGGTGGCATGGGATAGCCGATTTGGTGGTTATCAACAAGGAGAAGAAGCTGGCCTACTCCGTGGATTACAAAACCAGCAAGAGTGCGAGATATGCGGACGTGAAGCAACTCGATCTTGTAGCTTGTGGCTTATTTGCGAAGTTCCCGGAAATCCAGAGAGTAAAGTCCGCTCTCCTTTTTGTGGTGAGTAAAGAGTTTGTCAAAGCGGAACACCATGCCGAGATGATGCCCAAGTATGTAGAAAAACCAGCGCAAGATGTTGCGCGAATTGAAGCGGCATTGGAAAATGGGGTGTGGAACCCCGTTCAAGGCCCACTGTGCAAATTCTGCTCTGTTAAGCAGTGCGAATACAACCGGAGCTAAAGATGGAAAACCAAGAAACCGACACCGCCCTTATCCTTGAAAACGAACTCAAGCGCCGAGTAACCGAGGTGACACGAAACATTGTTCACAATGAAATTCAAAAAGAAGTCAAAAAGATTTTTTTGGAACAAAAAGACTCCCTGATGTTTGAAATCAGCATCAAAATTGGGCAGATGCTGAGATCAATTCAGGAGGAAGACCGCAAGCCCCTGTGGGAATCAACCCCCGAGGAGTTTGGGCTTACTAAAAAAGACCTAAACACCCACATGATCTCGAAGGAGTTGAAATGACGGATGAAGAAAAGAACGCGGCGAGCGCCTACATCAAGTTGCAAGCGGACGTGAAGGATTTAATCCTCACCACAATCTTGGACGAGATGCAACTCAATGCTCAAGGACCTTTTGCAAACTACATGCGAGATCACATCATCATGTCCAGAGAGGCGGAGCAAAAGATCAAAAGCGTAATCGTCGCCCAGATGAACAAATACTAAGGAACACACATGCCTTACACCAAAACCCCCCGACCATATAAACATGAATACGACTTACAAAAAGCCCGAGGAGAAGGGCCAGCACGAGCTGAACGCCAACGTGCGCGAGAATCCATTGACAAAAAAAATTCTGACCGAGACCATGACGGAACGGCTGATGTTCGCGAAGGCAAAGATGTTGCGCACGTCAAGGCTCTATCTAAGGGTGGAACCAACAAAGACGGTGTGCGAATTGAAAGCGCGGCCAAGAATCGTTCGTTCAAACGCAACAGTAACCACAAGCTGGTGACCGAGACCAGCACAAAGGAACGGAAGAAGAAATGACTGACGAGCATCGCTGGCTTTTGTTCTACGGCAGGCGTTGGGTAGACTGGTGGGAGTTTGAGGATGACCCACGGATGCCTAGGTTCGAAGAACGCAGGGATACTCTTGGTGTACCCGATCTAATCGAGCGTATGCACGCCGCCGGGTTGCTTGAAAGCGACCGCAAAAGGTTACGAGTTAGACTTAAAACAAAGAAGGAAAGAAATGAATCTATCAGAGTATGAGTGGCCTCGCCCCCACGGGTTCACTCCGTTCGTACATCAGAAGTCAACAGCAGAGTTTTTAATTAGTAACCGCAAGGCGTTTTGCTTTAACGAGCAAGGCACTGGCAAAACTGCATCAGTGATCTGGGCAGTTGATTATTTAATGACGCTTGGTGTTATACGCCGAGTGCTTGTTGTCTGCCCCTTGTCAATCATGAAGTCAGCTTGGCAGGGTGACTTGTTTAAGTTTGCACTGCACCGCACAGTTGCAATCGCTTATGGCACTGCACGTAAGCGCAAAGAAATTATCAACGCTGGGGCCGAGTTTGTCATCGTCAATTTTGATGGTGTCGGCATCCTCAAAGACGAGATCATCAACGGAGGGTTTGACCTTATTGTTGTAGACGAGGCGTCTGCGTATAAGAACGCACAGACAAGCCGCTGGAAAGACCTGCGAGACCTAACAAGAGTTATCAAGGGCTTATGGATGTTGACGGGTACGCCCGCCGCGCAGTCTCCTGCTGATGCTTACGGTTTGGCAAAGCTGGTCAACCCCAAAGGTGTACCGCAGTTCTTCACGCACTTCAAAGACATGGTGATGGTCAAGGTCAGTCAGTATCGGTACATTCCAAAGCCGACTGCAAAGCACACTGTGCACACCGTACTGCAACCCGCAATCCGGTTTGAAAAGCGCCAGTGCATTGACTTGCCCCCGCTGACATTCGTTGAACGTGATGCTCCATTGACTCCTCAACAAGCTGGCTTTTACAAGCTGCTCAAAAAAGAGATGATGATTGAGGCCGCAGGGGAAGAAATTTCAGCAGTCAATGCCGCCACGCAGATCAACAAGCTGCTTCAAATTTCATGCGGTTCAATCTACACCGACACGGGCGAGGTGGTGGACTTTGACGTTAGCAACCGGCTCAACGTAGTGCAAGAAATCGTAGACGAATGCAGTAACAAGGTGCTGATCTTTGTGCCTTTTACTCATTCGATCATGCTGCTTGAAAAGCACCTAACAAAGAACGGCGTGACATGCGAGATCATTAACGGTAATGTGCCAGTGAACAAACGATCGGAAGTGGTTAAACAGTTCCAAGAACAACCCGACCCCAAGGTGCTGATCATTCAGCCGCAAGCCGCCGCCCACGGGCTTACCCTTACTGCCGCCGACACTATTATTTGGTACGCTCCGTGTACCAGCGTAGAAACATACCTGCAAGCCAATGCACGTATTGACCGCCCCGGTCAGGTCAACCCCATGACCATCATCCACATCCGTGGAAGCCAAGTCGAAAGCCGACTCTACTCCATGTTGCAAAACAACGTGGCAGGGCACAAAGAAATCATTGATTTATACCAAGAAGAAATTTTTGAAGAAATCTCTTGACACTGTCAAGAGTTGTGTTAGACTAGCACCCAACCAAGGAGAAAAAGTATGGACGAAGAAGTTCAGGGGCAAGAATCCCCCCTCGTAGATTTAGACACACTGACCGCCATCTATTTGAAGATGCGCGACAAACGGGACAACATGCGTCGTGAGGCCGAAGCCCGTGAAAAAGAACTTGAAGAACAGATGGGCATCATTGAAACCGAGATGCTTGAAGTCTGCAAACAAATGAACGCCGACAGCGTTCGCACCCCACATGGCACGATCATCCGTTCCGTAAAGTCACGGTACTGGACGAATGATTGGGATTCAATGTATCAGTTCATTAAAGAACACGATGCGTTTGGCCTGTTGGAAAAGAGACTGCATCAGACACACTTGAAAGAGTTTCTTTCCGAGAATCCCGCTATGTTCCCCATTGGGGTCAACGTGGAAAATTCGTACTCCGTGGTTGTTAGACGTTCTAAAGGAAATTAAGATGAGTAATCTCACACTGTTGAATCAAGACCTTCCCGACTTTCTGCAACAAGCAGGTGTCAGTGACCTTACAAAATCTCTTGCTGGTAAGACTGGTGTTAAGCGTATCGTGCCGAAAAACGGCATCTTCCGCAAAATGGTTGGCGGCGAGGAAATGGGTAAGGTGAAGGGCGACATCAACGCCATCATCGTAAATGCATCCCCCAAGGTTGGGCGTATCTTCTACGTAAAGCAGTGGACTCCTGATGCCGAGCCTTCTCCACCTGATTGCTTTAGCAATGACGGCAATGTTCCAGACTCAGGCTCGACCAACATCCAGTCTGATCGTTGCGACTCTTGCCAGCAGAACATCAAAGGTTCGGGCATGGGTAACTCCAAGGCTTGCCGTTACACCCAGCGTATTGCAATGGTATTGGAAGAAGACTTTGGTACTTCGCTGGAAGGTGAAATTTACCAGATGAACTTGGCTTCCAAGTCTTTGTTTGGTGACAGCACTTCCGATAACACCCACACATTCGGTAACTACACCAAGTACCTTGCCAACAACGGTAAGAGCTTGGATTACGTGGTTACCACCATTAGTTTCAACGAAGAAAACGACAACCAGTCGGTGCTGTTCACTCCAGCACGTTTTATCAACAAGACTGAGTATGCTGTGGCTAGCGCAGTGGCAACGAGGCCTGAAACTCGGAAGATGGTTTTGATGACCCCATACCAAGCGGACGTATCTGGCCGAGCACCTAAGTTGGAAGCGCCAGCCCCTACGCCTACATCTACACCTAAAGCCGCCGTGCCTGTGACAGTTGCCGATGCTGTGCCCGAGCCCACCAAGCGCGAAAGCAAAAAAGCTGAAGCCCCTGCTCCAACTGTGAAGAAGGATTTGGGTTCTGTTGTTGCCGCATGGACTGACGAGGAATAAGCATGAGCTATGGTTACAGCCAGAGCTTGGTGTATGCCAACAAAAAGGCCAACATCAAGTCTTTGGGCGTAGCCTTGGGCCGTGTATGTATTCTTGAAGACATAAGCGTAAGCCATGTTGCTGATTCCTTTGGGGTCAGTCGCATGGCTGTTTATAACTGGTTCAAAGGGGACTCTGTGCCTCACCCAGATATTCACGTCGCCATCGATAAATACATTCGCAGTATCAAGCGTCGCCACAACAAGCAGAAATAAAACATGTCCAGTTTTGACCTACTCAATACCGTGTTGCCCACGGAAGGGCGGTATTGCGTCGTTGGTATTGGTCGGTATACGGATCAGCGCTTTGCAGACACAAGGGGAGAAGCCGAGGAGATCATCCAAGAGTTCGTCAGCAACAAGATAGATGCGTACTTTGCTTGCGCTAAATTTGGTCCGCTGAATGATAGGACACACGAGAACGCAACGTACTTCCGCTCACTGTGGATGGACATCGACTGCGGACCAACAAAGGGTGTGCCGAACGCTAAGGGAAAGATCGAGGGCTACATCGACCAGAACACAGGACTGGCCGAGCTTCAAAAATTTTGCAAGGCTGTCGGCCTATTCAAACCACTTCTGGTGAACTCCGGTAACGGTATTCACGCTTATTGGCTGTTCGATCGTACGCTCACTAGAAATGAGTGGACTCCGTTGGCCAAACGCCTCAAGCAACTGTGCAAAGAGCACGGGCTCATTGTTGACGAGCGAGTTTTTGAGGCATCCCGAGTATTGCGCCCACTGAACTCGTTTAACTTCAAGTATGAACCCAAACCGGTGGGGATGTGGAATGAGAAGTCCACCTTGATGGACTACGAAGCACTGCGCAAACTGCTCGGCGCTCCAGCACCGACTACCGACCTAAACAGCGATGTGCCCGATTTCATTCCGCGCTCAATGAGTCCGATGATGGAAGCACTGATGGAAAACAAGGTGAAGAAGTTTGCCACCATCATGCTGAAGGGCGAAAGCGGCTGCGCACAACTTAACCATTGCTTTGCCAATCAGCAAACGATTGATGAGCCGTTGTGGGTATCTGCGTTGTCTATTACTGCGTTCTGCGTAGATGGCGACAAGGCCGCGCACAAAATGTCGAGTCAGTATCCTGAGTACGATGAGTACGAGGTTGATAACAAACTGCGCAATATCCGCAAGCGTGGTGGCCCCCACCATTGCACAACCTTTGAAGAGCGCAACCCCGGTGGCTGTGACAACTGCCCCCATAAAGGCAGAATCAAATCACCAATCGTACTTGGCATGGGGGTTGAAGAAGCCGACCCAGACGACAATGAATTTGTGGTTGCCGACGAGGAGACTGGTGAGGAGACGCACTACCACATCCCTGAGTACCCGTTTCCGTTCTTTCGCGGCGCAAAGGGTGGCATCTACCGCCGAGCCTCTGAGGAAGAAGATGAGCCAGCGTTGGTGTACGAGCACGACTTGTACGTAGTCAAGCGCATGAAAGACCCAGAGATCGGGGAAGTTGCGCTGTTCCGATTGCACCTGCCGCACGATGGTGTGCGCGAGTTCAGTATATCTACCGCGTCCATTTCCGCAAAGGATGATCTGCGCAAGCAGTTGGCTCACAACGGTGTAGTGGCGCACCACAAGCAGTACGAGAACCTTGCATCATTTGTTGTGACGTTTGTTAAAAATTTGCAGTACGTAAAGAAAGCAGAAACCATGAGAACCCAATTTGGCTGGGCCGATGGAGACAGTAAGTTTATCCTCGGCGACCGCGAGATTACAAAGGACGGGGTGTTTTACAGCCCTCCATCTAGCACCAACAAAGACACGGCAGAGAAGATTCACGTTAAGGGTGACTTCGATAAGTGGAAGGAAGTCTTTAACCATTACGCACTGCCGGGAATGGAGCCCCATGCGTTTGCCGCACTTACAGCATTCGGTTCGCCGTTGCTCAAGTTCACCGGATTGGAAGGCGCGATCATCAACGTCATTTCTCCAGAGTCAGGCTCGGGTAAGTCCACAGCCCTGTATATGTGCAACAGCGTAAGCGGCGAGCCCAAAGAGCTGACCTCTATGTTCAAGGACACGTTAAACGCCAAACTTCACCGCCTCGGCGTAATGAACAATCTTGCCAACACAATTGACGAGATTACGAATATGAGCGGCATGGAGTTTTCTGATCTGGCTTACAGCATCAGCCAAGGCCGAGGCAAAGAAAAAATGAAGGGTTCGACCAACGAACTGCGAATCAACAACACCAAGTGGCAGGGTATCAGCCTGTGCTCATCCAACGCCAGCTTTTACGAGAAGCTCGGTGTGGCCAAGAGTTCACCAGACGGTGAGTCGATGCGTCTACTTGAGTACAGGATTGACCACAACAACCTTATCTCAATGGAGCAGGGCAAACACATGTTTGACCACCAACTGCGGGAGAACTACGGACACGCGATGGAGATTTATGCGCAGTGGTTGGTGAACAACAAAGAAGAAGCAGTGGACCTGATGCGCCAAGTCCAAGCCCGTATAGACAAAGAAGTTCAGTTCACTCAGCGTGAGCGTTTTTGGTCCGGTGTTGCCGCTTGCAACATTGCGGGTGGCTTGATTGCCAAGAGCCTTGGCTTGCATGACTTTGATATGAAGGCCGTTTATGAATGGCTCAAGCGTATGCTCAGCGAAATGCGGCACGAAGTAAAGCCCCCACAGGCATCGCCGATTACCGCAGTTGGCGAGTTCATCAACGCTCACATTTCAAACGCTTTGGTGGTCAACGGTGAAGTGGACGCACGAAGCAATCTGTCGGCCTTACCTATGCTGGAGCCACGCGGCGAGTTGATGATTCGGTATGAGCCCGACACCAAAGAGCTGTACATTGCGGCTAAGCCGTTTAAAGACTTCTGCGTACGTCAGCAGATCAATTACAAAGGCACCCTGCGTGAGCTTCAAAACATGGGTTGTTTTGTTGAGGCCATGAACAAGCGAATGTCCAAGGGTATGAAGATGGTCTCCCCTGCCGTCCGAGTGCTGAAGTTTGACGCCTCGTCCTCAGAGTTTTTGCAGGTAGACGTACAACTGAACGCAGATGAAGATCGAAACAGTAGCGTTCCAAATTGATTGGAAGAAGTTTAGGCGGGGGTATTCTTTTTTTGTACCCTGCATTGATCACGAAATGGCCAGACAAACTTTGGCCGTGGTCACCAAGCGTTTAAAAATTAAGACAATTAGCAAAGTGGTGGTCGAAGACGGTATCAAAGGCTTGCGCGTTTGGCGTGTCTAAATTACACTGTAGGTGCTGGATTGTTTCTCCAGCTGGTTTTCCTTGGTAGGTTCCTCTTACCCCCCGGTTTGCGCTGGGGGGTTTTTTCATTTCTTGCGGTTTTTTTCTTCGCGCTTGTCTGCCGCAATTCGGGATGGAATTAACGCTTCTGCAAATGGCCCCACGTTTTTTTCGGTCAGTGTGATGCCACGGAAAGATTTGCCGCGTTGCTCTTGCTTGCGCTCTAACGAATCTACAAGGTTGTCCACCGTAATTTCATACGTTGGGTAGTGGGCGTTAAATTTGCGCATATCGTCGTAGTACCCGGTGTACGCTTTGAAATCCTTTTCCCGGTATGCACGGTCCATTTGGTTCATGATCAAAGCGCGTTTGTTCAAAACCTTTTGCTCAAGGCCAATCACTTTAAACGTCACGTATTGCGTATTTGCAAGCAGGTCTGAGCGGAAACCGACAGCTTGGAAGATCAACTCGCCTGTGGTAAACGCATCACGCGACAGAATCTCAACACCCTTGTTATCTTTGGCACCCTCTTGGTAGTACCTAGCTGCGTTGACCCAGTTGCGGAAACCAGCGGGCAGCGCCTTGCTAACACCCTTCTTGTAGTCACCTTGCATAAATGCTTCAACTGCCTCCGCTTCAGACAAAATCATGTTGGCGGTTGGGCCAGCTTTCTCAAGTGCCAAGGCCATTGCGCTTTCACGCATGGTTGCAGTTTCTTTGGTATCGCGCATCCACATGTTGTTCAAGCTCACACGGCTGGAAATGTCCACGCCTGTGATGGCGTTGACGGGGCCGCGTTCAATGATGTCGGCAAGATCATGCCCAGCAATCTGAGTACCGCCAAGCTGCTCCTTGAGCCAGACAGTGCGCCACCACAACTCGTAGCTCATGTTCTTGACTTCTTCAGGCCAGTCGTCATCTTTGAGGGAGTTCCACATAGCGCCGAGGAAACCCATGACCGTGCTGAAACCCCACAAGCCGACAGCGCCGCCGAGCACCCATGTGTGGCCCATAGTGCCAAAGAACTTTTTAGACGCTTCCCAACGGGTGCGGCCATTCATTGGCTTGACCATCTCAACGAAGTTCTTGCCCAAGAATATAGTCGTGTGCACTGGGTACATCATGAACTGCGTGAGCACTTTGCCCGGAGCGCCTTTCATGAAGTCAGGGCGGTTGTACTGGCCATAGTTACCAAGGGCTTCGTTCGTATCTATAACCGCGTTGTCCACCGAAGTTTCGTGATCCCGGCCAGCCTTGCGGTTCAGTCGGTACGCTGCAAGGAACATGGACTCACGCGACAAACGCTCAGTTGAGTGCATCAACCCGCCGAGCACCAAAATATCAACCGTATCCTTGGCAAACTGCACCGTGGGGGAAGAAATTTTGTCAGTCGGCGTAGCCTTGTAGTCCAACGCATCGCGTGCGTAAGTGGAAGTAGTGAGGTCACGAGCCAGCATGTCTTTGATCGCACGGCGCTCGTCTGCGCTGCGAGTGGTGTTCTCAATGGACGGAGGGACCCAAGAGAATGTACCGTCGGCGTTCTTTTGCATCACACCAAATTCGTTCCACACTTTAAGCATGTTGCCCATTTCGGCGTAGGCTTTACCAACACCGTACTTCATCAACACAGGAATGCCAGTCTGGAACAAGCTCAGTGGCTGAAGCATTGCCGAGGATATACCACCCAAATAGTAGATGAATGAGAACTTGTTGGATGCGCCAGCAATGCTTTCAGCCAAGGACGGTTTACCTGCCGACAGTGCATCCGATACACGGCGCTCAAAGGAAGCAACGTATGGCTCGTAGATTGGACGGTTCTTGATTGAATCACGGGCCTGAGACAGCGAGTTGCGCAGCAGGGGGGCGTACTTGATGCGGGCAAGCTGAGTTGCCATCTTGGTAGTCGTGTCGGCCACGTTGCGCAGCAAGTCGGTACGGAAGCCAGCAAAACCCTTACGATGAATAAACTGCTTGCGGAAGCTCTGCTCAGGCATTGTTTGCAAGTAGATTTGGTATACCGCATCTTTGAGCTGCTCTTTGGCTTCTGGGCTGAACTCTGTACCCGCACCAACACTGTCGATCTCAGCAAACACACCAGTCAAGAGCTGGCTGTTGCCAATAGTGGTACGGCGCAGCGAACTGATGTCGTTGCCATAAACAAAGTCTTCCGACTCCAACAAGTCCTGCATGTTTTGATCGCGGCGTTTCTTAAACGCAACGGCAGATTCCCCGGGCTTTTGCTTTACTTTTTCGTCGGCAAAACCTTGCATGGCGCGGTCGCGTTCACCCATGCTCTCAAACATAAAGAACTTGCGGGACTCACCTGTGCCAATTGACAACCAAAAATCTCCACGGCGCACCAATGGGAAGTATGGAACGATCTTGCTACCAGTCTCGTAGATGGCCCTAATCTTCTTGATCAGGTTGGCTTGCTCAGCCATCGGCAAACCAGACTGCGTAATCTGGGCGTCGAGCAATTGGGAGAAATAGTTTGACAGAACTTCAAAGTGGCGCTTGATGCGGTTGTAGACACGTTGACCTTCAGCCCCAAGGTCGGCGTACATTTGGTCGAGCTTTTTGCTACGCACAGTCTGGGTTGTGTCCGCAGGGTCGTACTCGGCGAGAGTAGCCATGTGCGTAATTTGGTCCAGCTTCTTGCGCAGGGTTGGGTCCTTGCGGAATGCCCGGGCAATGTCATTGGTCAGGTCACCAGCAGCCTTAAGAAGCGTTTGAGTCATACCACTCATTTGCTGCATCAACTTCTGAGTATTCAGCAACTCAGGTACGCTATCCGCAGCCAGCTCGGCAAGGAAGTCGGTAGTCATTGCGTACGTCAGCGCAGTACGTGCGCCAAGGTTCATACGCTGGTACAAGTCACGAATGACCGGAACGAGCTTACGTGGGTCCTGCATCATTTGCAGCAGAGACACAGCTTTGCTGTACTCTTCCCCGTTTTGCGATTCTTCGAATTTAGCGTTTGCTACATTTACCGCACGGGTCAGTTGCCTTTGAGTACGGGCTGGGTCTCCAGCCGTCTGAGTTTGGCCACCAGCTCCGGCAGGCTGGCCGACTTGTCCAGTACTTTGAGCGCTTGCTCCAAGCCCAGTTGATACCCCGGGTCTTCCTTGTCCTGTTTCGCGTTCGCCATCCATTGACTCAGAAGTGCCTTCATCTCCAATTTGTTGGTGGCTAGCGTCTTGGAAGCGGTTGCCACGAGGTTTGAGATTTCCACTGCGGAACTCCTTGTTTAAAAATTGAAAGATGTCATCGTTGCTGGTGATAACTTTGGTCAGGTCTTTTTTGACCTGTTGTAAATCAAACGACGGGTGCGTGTCAAGCAGTGTCATGACTTTTTGCATTTCAGACGCAAACGAAGCGCCATGATTACGCACGCGAAAATGAGCCATCTCATGAACCATTGTGCCGATCATAGACACTGCAACTTGTGCGGGGGTGTCATGCATGCTGGTTGTAGCGGGGTTAATAAACATACCCTTAAACGGCACCATGATGCTGACACCGTAATACTCATTGTCGATACTCACACCAAAGGCTTGAGTGGACATATCAGAGTACGAGCTGTCAACCGACAGCAAAGCATCGCGCAGCAGGTGGAACGTATCGCCGATCGCCGCAAAATATTTGTTGACGCGAGAAACACCAAATTGGTCCCGCGCAAGGTCGGACAAGGACTGAGGCGTGCCTTCAAATATCCCAGCAGGGAGGTCAAGCCCTTCCCCTTTAAGCCAATCAACAAGTTCAACCGCCGTGCCTGATTTATTATCAGCGGAGGCGGCACCATTATTTTTATTGGCTTCATAAACGGTCAGCCAGTACCTACCGTTACCAAGGTCGGTCAACCCAAAATGTATTTGGTCCGAGTATGGTTGAGAGGTAACCAGAGCGTCAAGCGCAGCTTTTGCGTCCGTTTCGGTCACAGTCCTTACTTGCGTTTCCGTGTTGTCATGGATCATGACTTTGGTAGAGTCAATCTCGTCTTGCGGGACGGTCAACTCTTCGATACGTACGCTTGTCTTTTCCAAGTCTTTGGCAGTCAACTCAGGCAGTGCGCGGTTGTTGACATACAGTACGCCGTCACGAACTTCTACTTCATCGCCGGGTTTAATCAGTGTGAATGCGTTGTCAGTTGGAGGGGCGGTTGGCTCCAGTGATTTTGCTTCAGTCACTGACCCGTCGGCGTTTACGTACTGCACCGTCCCAAAGTTTTTGACGCCCGAAGCCAGATCGAGCTGGCTGTACACGGCGGTGATGTAGTTAAAAATTTTGCCAAAATCTTCTTTGGCCACAGCCGAAAAGTTTTGGCGGTTTAAATCAAACGGATACCCAGCGTCTTCCGGCTTGACGTTCTCGGCAGGAGTCACATCTACATAAAAGGCGCGTTTAATTGGCTTACCTTCCCATCCGGGACGGTCTTGAATCTTCATGTCGAATTGCCACAGCCCGTTAGACAATACGTGGGTATTGCCGTTGTAAGGCACGTCCATCTTTTCTTTGGACACGTAGATACGCGCAGTGCCCCAAGCAAAGTTGACGTTTGCAAACGGAGTGTAATCATTGACAGGAAAATTAGAACCAATTGGGAGCTGCTTTGTGCCATACCCGTAATCGACATTGACATCAATGTCACCAAACAGCGGGCTGTACTCCAGCACAGGGGCTTCTGCAAGGCTCCATTTGTTAAAATTAATCTTCTCTTGCTCGCCAGTAGACTCGTTGGTGAATGAGTCTGGGATAGTCACAGTCACCGCAGTGCCGTGGCCATCGGGAAACAGAGTATTAACGTATTGCCGCACGGTCTCTAAGTCGGAAGTCACTTCAATGTTAGGCCCCCGGTCTGGGTCATCCAGCGCGGCTTTCAAGTCATCGCCATTGGTGACCATGCGAGAGATCACACCATCGCGCAGCGACACAACTTCAAGCTGCTTGTTCTCAAACAGGAACAACATTTTGGCAACACCAAGGCCACCGGATGCACGCTTTGTCTCTTTGACAGTACCCGCAATCTGCAAGAACTGATTGCCCATCACGCTGGTTGGCATGCCAAGGCCGTTGTCCACAACACGGATAGAACGATTGTCTTGGTCAATCTTTACGTCAACACGACCTTTGGTCAACTGCCCTTGCTCCAGCGAGCCTTTGATGGCGTCGAATGAGTTTTGGAACAGCTCTTTGATTGAGACCAGCGCAATGTCTTTTGGCGTGCCGTACAGTTTGGAGCCGAGCATTTTGGCCAGACGTTGCACGTTGGCACTAGGGCGAGCTTTGATCGTTGTTTCGTTGGGCATCGGCGTGTTAGCGCTGGGTTCTTTATCCCCCCCGAACCCAAACATGGAGCTCGCTTGCTCCCCACTTGCGTTCTCCTCTCTACGGGTTGATTCTTCATTCATGCGAACCATCAAGTCCATTGCCTTCTGGGGGTCGCCGCCTACGAGCTCATTAACCGCATCGTCCAAACGACGGAAAGTCATTGTCTGGTTTCTTTTGAGCGAACCCGAAGATGGCACGCGCCCCTGTGTGTTCCCCCGCAAAGCAACGCGCCCTTCGGCTTCATCGTCAGCACGCCGCGCAAGTTCGTGCAACCTCCAAATTTTTTCTGGCACCCAGTTTGGAGCACGTTGGCCAAACATAGAGCTCGTTTGCTCCCCACGAGCTTGGTACTGCGGTGCACGGGTGCTTAAGATGGTGTCGGTCACAATAACCAAGTCAGTGAGAGCATTGGTCTCATCTTCACTCATGTTAAACAAGTCGCGGATGCCGCGCACAAACCGGGTGAAGTACGAAGTGTCTCCCTCGTGTCCATAAGCCTTGCGCAAGAAGGCTTGGAAGTCTGGGTCGGTCATGCCGTACGCAATGAACTCCCGTGGGTCTTCCAAAACTTCGCCTCGATCAGCAAGCAAAGAAATGTACTTGGGCAGTTCATCCCGCGCAGCCATGTCATTAAACGTGTCAATCGCACTGTTCATCGTGCGAAGCAGGTCGGTCGCGGCGCGAACCAAAGGAGAGTCGAGGTTGACGCCCTTCTTGATTGCTTCAATAGCCAGAACGATCTTACGGTTAGTAGCCGCGTGCAACAGCTCGTGCAGGATAGTCAGGTTGTTGATGCCTTGGTTTTCGCCAAAGGATGCACCGCGCACATAGATTACACGGTCGCCCGTGTTGTAGTTCTCAATGTACAGCGCAATTGAACGGTCCCAATGTTTAGCGTTCTTCGCCAGTTTAAGTTGCGCTGGCAACTCTTGGTCTTCCTCAATGACCACGAATTTGACGTTGGTGACAAAGTTGCGCAGGCGCTTGCCGAGCTTCTTCTCGAAGTATGTGCCGGTTTTGATGATGTGGTTCAGAGCTTGAACACCGTTGGTGAACTTACCAAACGTAGTATCGGGTGCGCCCTTGGTCACGCGAGAGGAGCTAACCTGCGCTTCTTGTGCGCGTTTTTGCAGGTCCATACCTGCCAACAAGTCAGCCTTTTCTCTTTCCAAAACATCAGGGCGTGCCAATGCAGCTTTGACACGTTCGCCTACTTTGGTGCCTCGAAGCAAGGGGTCAGACTGCATTTGCAGCAGGGTTTTGATAGTTTCCCGGCGCTCAGCTCGGTGCTCGGCCAAAGCTGTTTCGTGCTCTTCGTCTGTTTCAAAATCGGCTTCATCGGGCAACGTGGCCAGCTCATCCAGCTTGTTTGTCAGCCGAATAATTAAGCGCTCAGCTTTTGCTTTTGCCGCCTGCACCGGACGTTTGTTTTCTGCACGCTGCTGTTTTTCTTCCTCGGTCAGAACAGCAGGTCGGCCACGCTTGGCCTTGGAAACTTCAGTAGTGGGAACAGCGACACCGTATTTATCTTGCAACATAGCCCCAGCTACGTTGGCAATGTCTTGGCGACCATTGGCAATGCCGTAGTTATACGACTCCAGCAACCCTTCTTGGCTCACATACAGGGGGCTGGTAATGTTTTTGATTGCGGCTACCAGCGGGTTATCCACCCCCACGCGCCCTTGGGCTTCTTCTGCGGCCTGAAGATTATTGCCCTCCGCCGTCAACGCCCTGTATTCCCCACGAAAAAGCGGGTCGCTTGTTGTCATTGCAGTGGGTTGCTTGCCCTTTCCTGCCACAGTGCTTGCAGCAGTCTGTCCAGTTGAAACCACTCTACTTGGCTGAGTGACTCCAGCTCCTCCGGGGGTGGTGACAACACCGGGCTGTCCAGCCATTCCAGCGCCTGTTCTATCTGTGGGACTGACAGTTGGCGCATTTCCAACAGCGCCTTCACGTTCGGCTTGTTCATCTGATTGTGCCTCCTCTTGTGCTTGTTGAATAGCCATTTGATTAGCTTGCTGGGGGTCCATGCCGCCGTCAACAAACTCATTTGTCAGCTCAATGATGCGGGGGGCCAGCGTTTTACGTTTTTTGGCTTCTTGGGAGGCCAGCACTTGCTCAGCCTGTACTCGTGCATCCTCCGCAGGGATGCCTGTGGCTTCAATCTCGGCGGTGAGGTCGGCCAGCTTTTCTTCTTTTGAAACAGTGGGGGGCGCAGATTGTACCGAGGGGGGCGCAGATTGTACCGAGGGGGGCGCAGATTGTACCGAGGGGGGCGCAGATTGTACCGAGGGG